TGTTTTCTATTCCCATACCATGAGATGATCCACAATATTTACATGGAGGATATTCCATATATATCTCCTTTAAAATTGAGTCGGTTACATTTTGTAACCGACTGAAATTAATGTTTTGCTTTGTGGTGTCTAACATAAGATGCGAGTGCATTTGCCTCATGCTTATATTCTTCTTCTGTATTCATCTCAGATGCATAGCGTCCGCCACCGCACATTACGTCGCCGGGCTTCTTTTCCCAATGTCCCTCGTTAAATTGAGGCATTGCTGCGTGCTTGTCGTGTGGATGTGATCCATGTTTTTTGTGTCCTTTCATATTTTCTCCTTAGCCTATTTGGCTGATTTAGATTTCTTTTTCATATCTTTGGGAGCCATACCGCAAGGCGCTGTTGTTTTCTTTGCGGCTTTCTCTTCTTTCATATTGAACTGTTTCTTCATTGCTTTGGGCTTCTTTTCCATAATATCCTCTATCCGGCCGTGGCCATTTGTGTTTGTTGTGTAGTTTGTTGCGGGGTATTTGCCCCTTTAATCGCCATAGCTATTTCCCATGAGCGATGAATCATTTCGAGATCCATTGTCTCTAACTCCACCATTGATTTAATCATGTCTAGCTCACTTTGCGTGGTCTTATGCTCTGCATTAGCGTTAAGATCATTCACCTTAGCATATGTCTCATCTATTTTGGCCATATCCAATCGAGATTTACTAAACGCTGCCATAACCTTAGCATTATCGAGCTTCTCTTGCTGCTGTGATTGAGCTTGCTGCTGCTGCATTTGCTGCTGATTCTGTTCTTCCATATCTTGCATAACTTGTCGCTTATTTGTAATAAAAGCTGCCCGTAAAATAGATTTGTCGGGTATTCCCATTCCCAACTCTTTGAAGTGCAAGAGCTGTTGTAATTCCATTTGCCTTTGTGTCGTACTGTAATTGCCTTCTTCGACAGCCACCGCATATTTTTGACTATGCGATGTCCAGAAGCGTTGATCCGCATCATGTCCCAGTATGTTTCGAATTTTACCTTTACTAAAGTTCTTACGAATAGCTTGAAGCCTAATCTTGCCGTAAAGTCTCTGTGAATAGTCCAATTTATCAAATATAGTTTGAAGGGTAACGAGTCCCGCCCCCTGTCTAAGCATTGATAGTATGCCACTCTTGTCGTCAGTGGCCGATCCAAGAAGTTCCTCATTAACACCCGAAATTTTTGTTATATCTTCTGCTAACGAATTAGATAGTTCTATTAATGATTGTGGCAATGCTACAGGCTCGATCCTTTGTATCTCATTAGGCAGCCTTCCTGCTTTTAAAGGAATAAGGAAACCATCTCCACCACTTGTTTGACGGAAGCATTTAGGGTCGGTCACAGCATCTACAGGGTAAATCCATCCAGCATTTAAACTCGATTGAAGCAATTGCAGCTCGATGACTTTACGCATGTTGTAAAGAAATTGACTGTCGCGAAGATTCCTGATCACTCCCTGCTTTCTCCACGCATACGACTGTATATCTGGCTCTACATAGCACTGTACAGGAACAAATGGATAATCATCAATGCGCAAAAGATTCTCTCCATGGTATACCATTTTCCCGGATAGACATATTACAAGTTTAACCGTTGGCATATCGACTTTTTTTACTTTCAACCAAGGCTGCTCACGGAGCACGTTCTTAAGCATTCCAGCCTCTTCTGTCTCATCATCCTCCCACTCAATAGATTCGCCCGTGTAGGGATCTAAAATGATTTTACCGGGCCTTGTCGTACGGTAGTAGAATTCATCGTAAGTAAATAGATTGTTGATCGCTACATTTTGCAACTCAGCTTGTAAAGGAAAGCGCCCATCTTTCATACCGCCCGGACGCATTCTATCTATTTCTTTGGAATATCCCGGTAATAATGTTTTGGCCATTTCTTTTGATGTCCAACGTCTGCGCCATATCCCATTGCAATCTGATAGATCTTGCTTGCGAGTGTAGCTATCAATGAGGTAATTATTAAAGGAAACATTATCAGTAAAAAGATCGCCAGAAATAGCGTCGTAAGTATAATCAGGATACAGATGCAACAAAGACTCACCAACATCACACGCACCTTCAAATGCTTGAGATTGATATTCTTGATAGCCGTCTCTATCATCTACCCATCTTAATACTTTATTATAATCATCTGATAATGGGTCGTCATTTTCATTTACAGGCATCGTGACAGTGGACTTTCTATTCTTTCGCTGATATCCCACGATCATATTGATATGACGACGCACAAGGTTGAAAAAGAACTTCTGTACGCTCTGAGAATTTGATCCATAAAATTGATTGTATAGTTGCTGATCACCTACCTTGAAACGCTTATCTATAGCCCCCTGAAGCCAAAAGGTAGAATTCAGGGTGTAATTGCTTTGATAAAAATGATCCATCATCTGTTTCAAATCTTTATTTGAAACATCGCTCGGGTCTACGTAGCCACCTAAAGAATATTCGCCAGATTCATATGATCCCATCAGAAAACCGTGGTAAAGTAAATATTTATATACTATATCAAATTAAGATTTGCAAAGGGATTATTTCAATCCTCTTTTTTTGAAATGAACATCTCTTAAGTGATCCAGCCTTTCACCTTGATATGTGTTACGAAGATAATCATAATCAATGGGATTATTTATATATTTACGTTCGTTTTTTTCGACCCATTTCACAGCGTCTTCATAGCTTGCAAATGTAATAGTAAATGAACGAATTCCGCTTCTTCTTATCTGAACTTGATAAGATTCTGTGACGCATCCTTTCGCAATCCTCTTTCTAATCGAAGCCATTTTAATCCATATTCAATAATTCTTTATTTGTAAGTTTTCTTCCTGTTGAATCATAAATTAAAGCATCTTCATTATCAATATCAAAATGACTAGGTGAGGAATTGAATAAATCTCGCAATATTTTATCCTCTTCATATAATTTTTCTTTATTTGTTTTCAAAACCCTAATCCTTCTTTATCCAGCCGTATTTCTTTTTTAATCTAACGATTTCAGACTGACATTTATCGCATTTACACCTATCCAGTAGGTTGATAAGCTTCAGCGCCTCTTCCGCGTTCCTATCTTCCACTCAAAATCCTAGTCCTGCGTTGAATTGCGTGTAAATGTCATCTCCGCCAAATACATTTCTGCGAAGTTGATCGTAAGAGATATTTTCATCAGGGTGAGAAAACTCTCCTTGTGGAAATGCAGAACAGACAGCATATCTGAGGGCATCACAAATATGATCATTCTTTTTTACAGGCTTGTCCTCTCCCCTATCGGCTGCTTTGCTATCCCAGGCATATGATTGCAAATGCTCCCTTAGCGTTGTGCATCCTTTATAGATGACAATGTTTTTACCACCGATAAATTTTGAGCATATCTTAATTCCCAATAACACATCGTTATTAGCATCCAATACGGGGAGATCGGCTTGTCTGAGAGCAATTTTGAGTGAGGCGGCTGCAGGATCAACATAAACTGCAGAGACGTTTTTATAACCGATAAAGTCCTTAATATCTCGTACAAGTTCTTGGTCTGTTTTAGAACGTCCTCGCTTGGCAGAATCATAGTAATATTCCGCTTCCACTCGTATTTGGGGCCACTTGTTGGGCGTAACTGCGCATAATACAGCGGCTGTGGCGTTAGTTGTACCATAGTCAATGCCAACGACATAATATGAAGGGGATGGAAAGTCATTCGTATATTCGTTGAAGTGGTCATAATTGTCATAGATCGCCCCATGGGCCAACGCCCACTCGCCAAGTATGTAACGGTTGTACCACATGCCTGTGTAGGAGGCTTTGAGCTGTTGTTTGTATGCTGTGTCAAGGGTTGGATTGTCCTCCAGATTGAAATTCCAGTGTAATAGATCTAGGTCGGGCTTATCAATGTAATCTTTCTTGAGCCAGTGTGCTGGCCCTTCAGGGTTGCAAGTAGCAAGAAGCTTGGCACCGGGCACACGTAAACGGGATTCTAACATCTTCCAAAACGGTTCCGGAAGATTCGTCGCTTCGTCCACATAAGCAAGGGCTAAAGTAGACCCTTGTATGGTAGAAACAGCGCTCACATCTGGAGCTCCTACAAACCATACGTCTCTCCCATATAATATGCTCTTCGATGCCTTCTCCGTCGGACATGGAAACCCCAATTGTTTATATAGGTGTGTTAAAATATTACGTTGAATTGATGTGCGGTTGACACCGATGATCATCGCATCGCCCTTGGGGCCATTCTTAAGATCATATATAAAGCGTTCTATGCTTGAGTATGTCTTTCCTGAACTGACAGCACCAACCCATATATTGAACCTGTGGGTAGCTTCTACGAATGATTTATTCTGCTTTGGACTTGTTGGCATTATTTTAATTTGGTTCAATCGGTAAGGGCATCCAATGAGTTATTGCTCCCGTGCATCCATAACATGAGCAATTTTCTTCGCATATAGTCCAATGCTCATTATATTCTTCTTCTTCACGTCGATATGCTATATAAATTCTTTGAGTGTCATAACATAAAACAGGACAATTAATTTCCGGTAATTTCTTGCTCGGTTTTATCCATTCCATTTTTAGCCTCCAATACAGCTATTTTATGTTGCAGTTCCATGATGAGATGGTTTTGGTCTATAAGGTTTTGTATTGGCGAAAGATGATTAATGATGTCAGGCTCAGTCATACCCAATCGGCATTTAGCTAAAAAAATTAATGCGGTAATATTTCCGGGAGCGGAGTTGTTTATTGCCTTTGCTTGCAGCATGGATCTTATATCGGCCACACCGGCCTCAGAAGCTTTTGCCGAATAATCCTGAAACCCGCATCCAAATTCTTTTTTAAATCTAGTGTAAAAAGTATCAGTGTCAACTCTAAATTTACCACAAATTTCTTTTGCATTACATCCGGCTTCCATCAGTTTTTCAACGACATCCCAATTTATTTCTTTGTATGGCCTAGCCATTGACACCTTTACTTTTTAAATAAAGATATACTACATATTCCTATCTCGTATCAAGAGGGAGACCATGTATCTTTGAAGTATTTATATGATTTCACATAATCAACATGGTCTGCTTTCCTATGAAATAATAATTCTAATGTTCTCAGTAAGTGTTTCAAATCGGCTTCAAATTCTTCTTTACGCGATCTTATTTCATTGCACTCACAATCCATGGTATGATCTCCACATTTCTCGCACTCACCACTCATTATGCTGGCCCTATATTATGTTTACCTTAAATTGTTCTTAAATGCGGCGATCACAGCTTACCTACTTCTCGCTTGTGACGACGACTTTTGGTCCCCCTCAAAGAGTAGTCGGGAGATAATTTTCATTTTAAATTAAGCTGCCCTATGTTTTGATCATTAAAAATCTCTGGGTTTTCTTTGATGTCCAATCTTTTCATTAACTCTTCAACCAGTTGGATAATTTCAATAGGTGTTAATCTAATCGGTTTATCATGATGTAATCTAATTCTTATCGGATCTTGATTTCCAAACTCTTGGGCGATGTATCCTTTCCAAATAGTCATTAATTCATCGTTCTCGAACTTAGTCCAATCTCTCATCTAACGAACTCCTTGTAAGCTTCAAAGGTGTTTAAAAAAAGCTGTGTCTCTGTCATTTCTGGGTGTCGGAATCTATAAATGATTAACGGAAAACAAAGTAATAAAACTAATAATTTTATAGTTATACATATGAGTATCGCTTTCATTTTAGATTCAATTGCCCCATATAGCGATATAGGCTTTCGCGTGATATTCCCAAGTCTTCGGCTATTTTGGTTTTAGTGTCTCTGGTTTGCAATGCGTCTCTTATTTTATGACCCATCAACTCATCATATTTAGATTTTCGACCTTTGTACTTGCCTTCTTTCTTAGCTTTCTCAATTCCAATGCGTTGCCTTTCTTTTGCCAACTGCGAGAAAAAATGAATAAAAGATTTCATCATGTCATAAGCGAGTTTGGACATTAAGTCGTTTTTCTTTCCTAAAATAATTCCTTCTCTGACGAATTGAATCTGCACACCTTTCTTTAACAAGAACTCAACAGTTTCATCTAAATCATATCCATTACGTCCTAGACGATCCATGCACTCCACGTAGACGGTATCATCTTCTCTAACGTATTCCTTCAAAGACGCTAATTGATGGCGATCCTTTGTTGAATATCCAGTTTCAATTTCTACGAAAACTTTATCTAGATCAACTGACATTAATTGACTTTCAGGATTTTGCTCGTAAGTACTTACTCTTTTGTATCCAATCTTTTTACCGATCACCATTCTTTTCTCCTTATCTCTTCTTGTGTAAGTTCAAAATCTCTTACGCCCATCCCTTCAAGTTCCATCTCTAAATATTTTATTCTTTTTTTTAGTTGTTCAAGTTCTTTTTTTCTTTGGAAGATAAGTTGAAATTTATGTTCTTCCATAAGATCGCCATAATAAATTTCTGCTTGAAGTTTTTTTTCTTTATAAACTTCGTTTCTTATTCGTTTGGTAATGGGATGATGATCACATTTCATATTTTTCTCTTTTTTGTAAGATGAGAATAACATCTACACAGTCATTTTGTCAAATATGTAATGCTATTATAAGAAATAGGTATACTTTAATTTTTAAGTCTGAGGTGTTAGGGGGAGTACCCTATAGTGACATTAGTATTTAGCACATCCTATATCATTCTGCTAACTCAATCGACCATCTATTATCGCTAAACCCTTTTCCTTCATCTGTTTCTTTATATTCCTCAATAGAACTTGCTCTTATGATTATTTTATCTTGGTAAACTACATGTGCCCAGTTACAATCTGGTTCTTGAGATTGAATAAAAATAATTGCCATTTCCAACGAATCGAAATAGCCGGAAAAATCTTCCCATCCACCCGAAGGATAATAATTGTCACTTAAAAATACTAAATATTTGTCATTCATTCGGTGGCTCCGGTAATGGTATCCAGTGCGTTACGCCTTGCTGCTCCTCAATGATCATGACGGTAAGTGTTATTTTTTTCTACATTTCTCTGGTTTTGTGATTAAATTAATCTTTATGTATTGACAAATGTAGATACAAATAGTATTATGTGACCATCCAACAAGGAGAATACAATGGACGGTTTTGAATTCTTTTTTAACCTTATAAATACGGGTTGCATGATTATAATTGCTTTAAGAATGTATGAAGGATGGAAATAATGGACAAAGAAACTAAATATTTATCACTAACAGACATTGTAAAAACTTACCCTTTTACAATGGGGCAATTGAGACATTTTCTATTGCGAAGACAAGAAAATGGATTGTACAAAGCTGTTAGACAGGTAGGAAAAAGAATAATTATTAATAGAGAGAAATTCGATCAATGGATTGAAATTCAATTTGAAGAAAAGGAAGTTAAAGATGCGTAACCTAATAGAGCAGCTAGAATATCACCGCATCAATATGGGCATCACAAAAGAGAAGATGGCGCGTTTGATTGATATCCCCTACAATACTTACATGCGATGGTGCAAACATCCGGAAAGAATGTCGCCACTCGCAAGAAAGAGAGTGGAGAGCTTGGATTTTATGAAGTAGACTGATCTTGTGCCGTATCACAGGTGCGGCACTTTTCATCAAATTCAACATCATCTGGATCCTAAAACGGGGATATATATTCTCTACCGGCAGTAATGTTCTTTTGTGCGCGGATGTCTGGGTTTGGCCATGTCCAGCATTCTCCTGTATTATCTTGGAAACAGACCCAAAAAATATCATTTTCAATTCCATAATCTATCATAAGAATAGCAAGAGCTGTTCCCTTTGGCGTAATGACTGGAATACTAGGATTTAATTGTAGGATCATCTTCCTCCATGCACACGCAGGCTACTATTTCGTTGGAGCATATCGGGCACGCTTCCGCAATATGAGAAGTATCGTCTTCGGATAATCTTTCGAATCGCATAAATCTTACATTGCCCGTCAACTTCTTAGGATTCATCAATTTATTGAATGCTTTTATAATCATTTGATGTCCCAATGGGATATCTTCTTCAGAACTCATGTCGCAATCTCCCATAAAACATCATGATCATTCATAGTTACCTTTGCATCGAGATTATTTTTTTAATTATATCTTATTCTTTCTGTGTATTTTTCCTCCAAAAGTATTCGTGTTCTGATGGCAAGAAACACATAAAGTTTTTCCATTAGTCAACTCTAATCGTAATTCTGGGTGAGTACTAAACGGAAGGACATGATCAGCATTTAGTCTTCCTCCTATTTGTCCGCATTCTTGGCATGTATATTCATCTCTTTTAAATACTTCGCTTCTCCAATTCGAATAATCTGCGCTTTTTCTGACTCTCATATTTTCATCGGTTTTTCCCCCTTTCCAAAAATGATGTTTTTCTTTGGGGATTAATCCTCTTTTTCCTAAAGTTCCTCTTGGATGTTCTTTCCCTTCCCACATTTTAATTCCCTTATTCCAAGTGGATTTTCCTCTTTTCGCTGCTGCATATTTTTCTAATGTCTCGGCAGGTTTTTCTCGAATTTGATAGCATTTTTTAGAACAAAATTTAGGTTTTCTATTTTTATCAAACTTTCCTGATTGAAATTCTTTTTTACAATTTAAACATTCAAATTTTCTCATAACATCCTCTTACTTAGAGAATATCATATCCCATTCGTTGGCTAAAAGGCAATTAAAATTTACATCCGCATTGGGGACATTCATTCAGTTTGATAGACTTTTCTTTCTTTTCAATTTTATCCTCTTGATCATTACAACATCCTAATAGTTGTTGTTCTGTGAATCCATAGGAAAGGAGATCTAAAGGCTCCCAAGAATTTGCTAGAGTTTCATAGCACCACTGTCCTTGATGCAAGTTTAAAGAAATGTTTAACTCGTCAACTTCTTGGTCTGATAACATTTCAGGTGCGAACCAGCATTCTATTGTTTTGATCTTCTTTTTCTTTAGAATGCGAATGCGCTGATGGCCGCCGATTATTGTCATGTCTGCATTGACGATAGGGCGATCGATTAGGCCGAATTTGTCGATTGTATCGGTCAATCGTCGGAGTTGATCTTTATGAATTTGCCGGGGGTTTTTGGGGTGATTTTTTAAATCTTTTATGGAAAGTTCTTTGAGTTGCCACTTAATCATGTTTTCCATATGCTTCTTGTAAAAGTTCTTGCATGATCCTCATGAATTCATCTTCTCCCAAATTGTCGATAAGAATCTGATTGAATTGATCTTGTGTAATTATTCTATCTATAAAAAGTTGCTGTAATTCTCTAATAGAAAATCCGGTCTTTTCTGATCCCTTCATTTTACCTCAAAAAAGATAATTTATAGCATATGAAAGATTTTCAGTTGTGATTTAATTGGCAACAGAGAGAGAATGGAATCCTTCTACCAAGGAGGATTTTATGAGTGTAGATATCCAGTTAGAATTGAATATCGATAACCGAAGCGTAGAAGATGTGCGTGCTGATATCATGCAAAAGCAAATGGATGCTATTCATGAGAGTTTGACTAAAACAAGGAAGAAACTCTTTGCTGAGGTTGGTAATTTAAAAAAGTTACTAGGTGAAATTCTGATTGAGAATGATAGGTTGAAGGATGCGTTGTCTAAAACGAATCATGAAAAGGTCGAGTGGATATATAAGCAGGAAGATTCATTATTCGATGTTAAAGAAAAGATTTCCATTTGATTATTTCACTTTTCTGAAACCTCGTAATGGGTTACGTGATATAGATTAAATCCATATATTTTATCAATTATTTTCAGATCAGACCATCCTTTTTTTAGAGATTCTACCCAGTCGTTTAGATAGTCGCCCCCGGCAGCAATATCCAAAGATTTGCCAGAAACGAAATATACGGTGATTATGTATTTTCTTTCATTGTCCATATTCGATCTCTATTAGAATTCCCATATTTGGCTGTTTCCTTTGCGCGTACGCGATTATAATGTCTTTGGTGTCATCTGCCCTGCCTGGCGCTAATCCGGGCCTTAAAAGGCTCGCAATTTGATCGACCACGTATTTTTGACTAGCGGGTAGGTTGTCGTGGGTGTCGAGCGTGTTAGGCGCTAGACGTGTTACCGTGACCTTGCAGGGTAATGTCACTTTCCCTATGTCCGCCTTCAATGCTAGCTTCACGAATTTTTGCTGGCTCTTGTGGCGTTTAAACTTATCAGTCCAATGCTGAGCGCAGTTTAGCTCACTGACAGTTTTTATTGGTATCTCCCATGTTAGCTTTGGCATATGTCGATTTTTTCCTTAATTTTCAACATGTTTAGGTGATATGCGTGTTTGGTCAACATATTCATTTTTATTAATTTCATTCAAAAAATCTATAACACCTTTTGCCATATTTTGGTGATGGGATGCAAAGCAAACTTTAAGCTTTCCTTTTGTAAAGTTGATGGATTTTTTGGTGACTTCGCACTTGTAACCGCCGAATTCACTGCCATGATTTATCATAAATCTTTCGATAAAATCCATGTTATCCATTTTTGCCCTCATTTATTTTTATCATTTCATTTGTCATGAAATTGTCGACTTGGGAGATAAAATCATCATCGTTAACATGGAATATCATTGATTCTGATGCGTGGTGATGATCGAAAATCACGTGATATGCGGTCACTTTTATTTTGTATGGGCCTATTCTCTTTCCATGGTGCAGGTTCCTAATTTTCTGCAGGTATTTTCTATTCTTCATGGGTATTGCGTCTGTCATGTGTCCTCAACGTTTTTTGTAAGTTTCAATGAATTCACATAGGCTTGCAATAAATTTTTTATCATCTACTTCAAATCTAATTATTTGATTTGCTACACCCGGGTCAAACTCGATATAATCACTTCCAACCCAGCATTTATATTTTCCTAATTTAGCTCCTTGATTTGCTCTGTTTTTTTCTAAAAACTTCTTATTTTGTTCTATGATCTCTTCTTTTGGTATCACGTCTTCCCATTTATCCGCATTCTTGAGTACATGCCTAATTGCGATTATATCTTTACCGCGAGTCTTCCAAGACAATACCCTCCTAATGGCAAGTTCAAGCTGCTCTTCAGGGTATTTCTTTGAGAGGTTTTCTTTTTCTTTTGGAGTTAATTCAAGTTTATCTAAGCAAGAAAAAACAACAACAGGCGTAGCCGTTTTCGTTTTTTTTAGTTTTTCGTGTTGTTGTTTTTCTTTACAATGATCTTCTTGACTATGTTCTTTATAAGCGCCCTTGTTTTCGGTATCCGTGAGTTCGGCATCCTTGTTTTCAGGACGTCGGAGAAATTTTTTGAATTTTGGAGTTCTAGATATTAAATATCTGCATCTTCTTAAATTCTTGCAATTCTTTATCTTACCCTTACTTTTTATTTGCAAATTTGGTTCGTAATAGTCTTCTCTAAACATATATCCTGATTCTATAGCTTCCTTTAGAGTTTTTAGAACAGCATCTCGACCCATGAAACCTTTAAAATGTTTGCATAATTGAGCGCGATTTATTGTCCAATTGGACACATTAGAAAGTAAATATATTATTAATAATCTGCATTGAGGAGATATTTTTTCATCTCTTATCAATTCATGAGGAATCATAGCGAAAGGTAATTCCTTTTCATCGGGACAAAGTTGAATAGATACATCATCTTTGATCTCTTCTTGACTTAAGTTTCTTTCCATGTTAAGTTTTTCTCACTTTACTGTTGTTTTTATATGTTTTTGGCGCCGGGGGGCGCCATTAATGTTTATTTGCTTCCTATTTCTATTCGAACATATCCCAATTCTCTCAACTCCTTGATAAAATTATGTATTTCTTCAATAGAAATGTTAGATTTTGAATGAATTTTTATTTCAGATTCCACATTGTCTAAATCATATGTTATAGGCTTTAAGTGAGTTTCTAAAAATAAAAAAATTCCTTTGGCTTCCCATGAAATAAATCTATCTTCAGAGACTTGAGCTAATTTTATGTTGGCTATTTTCTTTATGAGTAGAGACATATTTTATCCTTTTTAGAGCCATTTGTGTTGACTTAAAAGTGACGAAATATATAATCTGAGGCTCTAACACATCAGATATTGGATACGGGGGCCGGCAAGCCCCCTCGTCGCTTTTAAGCGTTAATGCTATGAGTTATACTCCCCTCCTACAATTTACATCCAGACATTTCTATTGACCGTTACACAATGCAGTGGTAGATTTACCTCGAAAAGGTTTTTACATTACCTTCTCTCTTTGTTAGCGCGAGTTCCCCCAGGTTCTCGCGTTTTTTATTATGTTTGCAAATAATAAATTTAATTATATATTGCGATTACCTCATGTGCTCCATACATTAGGTGATTCGTCAGGAGCGAGATAGCCCTTTAGCTG